ATGGCTGGTTTCAGCGGAAATTATATTGGCAAAACTGCTTCCATTACAGTGAACGGAAATACCTATACAACTACTGTTACCAGCAATACATACAACTATAAAGGTTTCAATGGAACTTCTATTGGTTCTGTGGCTTCTTGGGTTGATGGAACTCTTTGGGAAGATTTGGCAGCTTTAAGCAGTCCTTATACAGTAACAGTTATTCTTACGACCCCGTCTGAATGAAACTAGTATCTGCTAAAGCGTTGATGGTTCCACAGATTTCTATGGAACCATTGACAGTTCTGAATAAGGTGATGTATCCTTACTTAGTAAGAGATCGGTTCAATTACCTTAACAAGAACTCTGCAATACTGTTTGCAGAACCTAAAGTTAATCTCCCTTCCCCATTGTTGCTAACTAATGTCCAGTGTGCGTTGCGTGTCAGGGGAAGGGAGATTATTTCCCAAGCAAGAAACAAGAAGATTGCCTTTGTAGCAGACAACCATACAGATTGTCTCTCAGCTCTTCATGCTCTTATCCAGGAACTCTCTGATCCAGAGCAATTAGCTGTTTACGCAGAAGAACCTCTGGATCTGAAGATTCCTTGCAAGCTTGTACTCACCGAAGACATCCTTGAAGATCTCAATGAGAATCTATATGAAAGAGTAGTTTTTGGATTCTCTGGATCCAGTCTCTTTGAACCAGAGATGATGAATCCTGTGTTCAAGAACTATGCCTGGATGGATGGAATCAGGAATTCCCTTGGATATGCACTCTCTGAATCCAAGGAGAATCTTCTCAGGAAAGAGGTGGAAGGATACAGTAATCTTCTTCAGATTCCTGTGGAAACATTCTCAGACCTCAGTTTCCTGTTTAATTTTGGATGCAAATGGTCATTGATCCAGGATCTTCCTAATCTTTATCTCTTTGGTTCAAGGAACAAGAACAAAGGGGTTCATTTCTTTGATTCCTTGGATATACAAAGGTATGCATTATTTAACTTTGAATCTTTCAAAGGTAATAATACAATACGATATAGATCACCCCTGAGACAGTATCTTTATGATTGTACGGGAGAAAGATCTTGGTTAACGAGAACAGAGAAATACGATCCTTACAGATTGCCAATCTCTGAAGACCCTGTGATCAGAGTAAGGACTAACCAGGGCATACAACTTTTTAAGAGCAATGCTGGAGAATGCAGTCCTTGCTACAAGCGTCTCAGCATGAAAATACGAGAATCTTTTAGGAAATAAACAATGCCTTTTATTCGTCAACAGGTGGGTGGTACTACCGCCCAGATCAAGAACTACAAAGGGTATGACAAGCAGCTTGTAGTTAATACCGGGGATCACAGGCTTCATGTGATGGATGGATCCAAATCCGGTGGTTATGGTGTGGTCATGCAGTATGATCTTCCTCTTGGAACGGATGATATTGCAGACAAGTCCATTACCTCTGCCAAGTTAGCTGATGGAGCTATTACTGCTGACAAGATCCCTAACAAGGTGATCTCCACTGCAAAACTGGCAGACGGAGCAGTCACTACTCCCAAGCTTGCAGATGATGCAGTCACCTCTGAAAAGATCAAGGACGGAGAAGTCAAGACTGATGATCTTGCAGATGGTTCTGTAACCTTCCCGAAACTTAATTCTGCTCTGGTTGCTACTCCTGCCCAGGCTAAAGCTGGTACTGCATCTGACAAACTTGTGACTCCTGCTGGTCTGAAAGCAGTCATTGATGATATCGGGGAAATCTCTTACACACTTCCCACAGCCACTGAAAGCAGGCTTGGCGGAATTAAAGTTGGCGATGGATTATCCGTCAGTTCTGATGGCATTCTTGAAGTCTCTGGCGTGACTTCTGCAATGATTACCAATTGAACTATTCCTGCCAATGATCTTGCTGCTGGAGCCATTACTGTTCCGAAACTGAATTCTGCTGTTTATGCTTCTGAAACAGAAGCTAAAGCAGGAACCAATACAACCAAGCTGATTACTCCGGCATTGCTCGCTGCAGTCTTGGCAACTAAATCTGGGGCAGAACAGCCTTCCACAGACAATGCTTCCCTTTATAGGTTTGTCTTTGGGGATACCCAGGTATATGTTGGGTACATTTTATATAACCGAGAATCTACTTCTTCGGATCCTCAGAAGCATGGCAATACCATCACTTGGCCTGTGCCATTCACAAACAAAAATTATATGATTTTTGCCGAAGGTGGTCTTATTTACGCTGATGGTGAAAACAACAATAATTACTGGGGTGGGCAACTGGTTGATGCTGCTTTTGGAAAGTTCGCTACAGGCATCACAAAGAAAACTGCTACAGGATTGTATGCATGCTCTTATGGAACGACCTATGAAGAAGATGGTTCTGATGAGGGTGCAAGCGTTCCTGTATACACTTATGGGGATACATTTATTATCGCTGTCGGTAAGTTCAGCGCATCCTAAAATAAATTTTCTCCCATAAAAGAAATCCCCCTCTTTCGAGGGGGTTCTTTTTACACTGCCAGATCTTCAAGTTTTACCTTGTGAGCTTCTCTCCAAGCTTTCAATTCCTTCTTCTCTGCTCCTTTTCCAGTCCAGGTAATGGATCCATCCGGAGTAGCATACTTGATTCTTGCAGGTGCTCTCTGCTTCTTCCCTTCACTGAATCTCAGGTCTGAAGCCTTGATTCCCATCTCATCAATGATGCTCTGCACTTCCTGAACAGCCTTTGAATACAACGATTGCTTCCTTTGGTTCAAAGCCTCCAGTTCTTCCTTCAGCTTTAAGTAGTCTTCTTTGAATGTAGACATATCTTTCTCCTAAAAAGATAAAACCCATTCTATCCAACCATCCTCAGGATTCATTGACTCATCTCAAGTCTTTTTCAGATAGCTTCCTGTACTCTTGTATCCCTTGGTTCAAGAGTGACCAAACTTGTCACCAACAATAACAAGAAAAGAATTTGTCCTTGAATTTCAGTGATGCTGTTCGTGATGCTTGCCATCATGGTGATCGCACCTGTTACCAGCATCCCTTGATTTGAAAGGATATTTTCTTCATTCAGGCAGGTCTGAAACAGTCTCTCTTGTTACCAGGATTGTTACCAAGGAGACATCAATGAAACTCAAATTTTCAGACATCATCAAGAAGCCTGAAGGACTTCATTCAGACGGAAACAATCTCTATCTCCGGGTACGGGGAACAAGAAGAACCTGGGTCTACAGAGTCACCAAGGATGGAAAGACATACCTTCGTACTCTTGGATCCACCTCAGAACTCTCTCTTTCAGAAGCAAGGTCTCTTGCAAAGAAGTACATCCTTGAACCAAAGAAAGAAGATCCTCTCTTCTTAGAAGTTTATGAATTTGCTCTTACAGAACTCTCAATCACCAAGAACTGGAAGAATGCCAAACAACTGAACAATGCACTCTCCCTTCTCAGGAGATATGCTCTTCCTTACTTTGGATCCAAGAAGATCTCAGACATTACCAAAGAAGACATATACAAAGCAGTCTCTGTCATCAGGAAAGATCATCCTCTTGCATCCTCTTATCTCTACAGCAGACTGAAGAACATCTTCTCCATTTTCATCTTCAAAGGATACTGTACAGAGAATCCTGTTCCTCTCATCAAAGAATTCCTCACTTCCATTCCTTCCTTCCATACAGTCAACCATTACTCTTCCATAGACTACAAACAGCTTCCTTTTCTTATCAAGGAACTCTATTCCCATAACCAAGTCTCTTACAGGGCAGTCATTCTCATCACTCTCACTGCTCTCAGATTAAATGAATGTACTTCTCTCAAATGGACAGATATTCATCCTTCTTACATAGAAGTACCTGCTCATTTAAGAAAAGGAAAAAAGAAGGAATCTCTTAAAGTTCCTAGAACCAAGGAAATAAACCATATCCTTTCTCTCTTGGATCAATCAAAGGAATACATCTTCTCTTCAAAACTCTGTCAAACAACTGTAGGAAGAGCATTACATAGTATCAATCCAAACATAACCATACATGGAATGAGATCTTCTTATAAGAATTGGTCAATGGAAAATGATCTTAATTTCTATGCAGTAGAAATATCTCTATCTCACTCCATAGGAAACCAAACAGTATCTGCATATGCAAGAACAGATATGTATGAAGAAAGAAAGAAAATCTTAGAGAAATGGAACAGATATTTATTTAAATATATAAATATTTGAGCTGGGAACCCTCACGGGCCTTCCGTGAGGATACTGATCAAAAACAGATCTGTCAATACGATCTAGAAAAGTTTTGCTCGGGATCAAATGTGCTGTACAATACCCGCATTTAAGATTCATATGTTTAAATGCGGATTGCCAGATCACAATTAGTGAAGGTATTCAACCAGTTTCTCCAGAACAAGAAGAACTTGCTGGTTAATCCCCTTCCTGTCTTTTTAACAGACCAGGGAGGGGAAATTCTTATGCGAAGGCTGGAAATGTGCCTGAAGAACCCTGAATGGTCATACATGTACAAGAAAGGGGAACTTCTGGTCGAGCCTTTGATTCTCAGGACAGAACCTTATCTGAAGAAAGGGGTTGTCATCACTGGGTTGAATTACAGGCTCACAGACAAAGACATTCCTGAGCTTCTGGAGATCTACAAAGAAATTTTCCTTCAGGATTAAATACATATAATCTTTTAGGTATAGAGGTTAGCAATTCTAAATCAGGCACTCTACGTATCCACTAATTAACTGAAAGAGATCTGATGTCTGATTCTCCGGACTTGTTTGATGCAACGATTGCATCCCTCAGCACTAAGTTAGGTATGGGAGGGGGTACTGCAACCTCCATCTTCGGTTGCTTTACCCAGAACGAATTGCTAGTCACCGTAGGTGTCATCACCACTATCGGGGGTTTCATTCTCAACTGGATCTTCCAGCGGAGAAGGGACAAATATCTCAAGAACCTCTATGACCTCCAGAAACAGGTTCTGGAATCCCAGTTAAAGGATATCAATCATGAATCTGCGCACATCGGTCATAGCGGGTAGTTCAGGGGTCACAGGAGCAATCCTCGCTGCGATCATTGCAGTGGAAGGAGGCTATGTGAACAATCCCTTGGATCCAGGCGGAGAAACCAACTACGGAATCTCTGAACCTGTTGCAAGGCAGTACGGGTACAAGGGTCCGATGAGCCAGCTTCCTCTCCAGACAGCCAAGGAAATCTACCTCAAGAAATACATTGAGGAACCTAAATTCCTGGGCATTGTCGAGGCTTCTCCTGCCTTGGGTCACAAGATTGTGGATGCAGGGGTCAATGTCGGCACCAAAAGGGCTTCTATTTGGCTCCAGAAGGCTCTTAACGCTTATTCCCAAGGGGGTCAGCTATATCCCTACCTGAAAGAGGACGGAAGCGTAGGAAAGCTCACTATGGCTGCCTATGAGGCTCTCAACAAAAAGAGGGGAACTGCACAGACATGCAAGCTCCTGATCAAGGCAATTGATTCCTACCAGGGAAGATATTATTTGAGCCTGGACAAACTGAACATGTTCAC